GCTCATCGTCGGATAGACTAGAGACATCCATCTGCACCTGTTGCATGAACGGCGGGTTGTACCGCTCCGGCTTGTTGTGCGTGAGCATGAACTGCAGAAGGCGGTCACTGCCCTTGAGTGCGCGCTGCCTGGCCACGTCTTCGAGCATCTCGTTACCGAGCTCCATCGCCTCAGCCCACCGCCGCGCGAACTCCTGCGAGTTTCGCTTGTACAGGTAGACCGTCTGCCGTGTCACCCGCGCCGCCTTCGCTGCGTGCGTCACGATACCCGTCTCGCCAAGCGTCTGGAAGAACGTCGCCCACCATCGGCGTTCCTCAAACGTCAGATTGGTAACATCTCTCGCCATCTACACCCTCAAAATGGAGCGTCCGGGTCGTTTCGCACCGCCCCCTGCTGCTGGACGCAGCCGTGCCGCTATCTGCACCTCGGACGCGTTCTCGTTTCGGATACGGTTTCCTCATCGGCTCAATGAGCGCGCGCATTTCGTCATCGATCGGGAGCAGGTATTTCAGTTTGCCCGCCAAAGGAATCGCCTCACACTGCTCCGGTTTCCAGACTGCCCGATATTCACCGTAAACTTTCATCCGACCAGACACGGAGACCATCCTATGATGCCAGACCTTGCCATCCGGCGCCAGATACGCCGTGCCAGGTTCTGTCTGTCCAACGTAGACCCATCCGGCTGCCTGATAGATTCCCCCATGGTGTCCATGATTCGGGTCGGCGAAGCTTACGAGCAATCGTATCCCTGGACACCTGGCCTTCAGAAACTTCACCGCGATAGACAATATCCGACTCACTGGAGTTGCGTGTTCGCGAAGAGCAATGCGCGTAACCTCGGCGATCTCTGTCGGCCCAAGTCCGAACGCTTTCCCCGCGTCCCTTGCATTGCCCCTGCTGAACCAAACGACGCCGATGAACTCTCCATTCTCCCACGCCCCGACTAGCACATACGGCGCTGTCGGCAATGCTCCCGAGTAATGCCAGTGCTCGACGGCGTATCGCGCGGCCTCATGCGAGCACCAATGCACCTTGAGCTCAGGGCGTGAACTCATGGCCACATTCCGGGCATTTGACCGCAGCCTTCTGATCGAGCCTGCCCTGTTCATCCGGGCCGACCGGCTCGTACGTCGGCACCTGGTTCAGCACCGCCGTCAGTTCATCCCTGCTCCACAGGTCGTCGAGTTCCACGCCGTCCTCCGCCAGCGATGCGAGCATCTCTGCATCCCATTCGGCGAGTTCAGCAGTGCGATTGTCGAGCAGTGCGAGCCTGGCCTTCTGCTTCTCGCTCAGGCCGCTCCGGCGCACCGCTACGATCGTCTCGCCGTCGGCGTCGACCACCTTGACGCGCTCGATTCCGGCTTCAGCGGCGGCGGCGACAGTTCCATTGCCCGCCAACACGCGGTTGGTCTCGTCGATCACGATCGACCGCGCCGCGCCAACCTCCTGCAGCGAGGCGACCAGCATCCCTTCCGCCCGAGGGCCGCGTTTGCGCGCGTTCCGTTTGTCCAACTTGAGATCAGCGATACTCGGCATAGTCCCCCTACCAAGAAATGACAGAAGCCCCTCCGGGGGCGTCGGCCCTCGGCGAGGCTTCGCAAAGCCGCCAATGTTTGATTGTCGTGCTATTCTACGCGAACCCTGCCGCGTTTGTCAAGCATGATTTCCAAATCCATCAGACGCATTTGCGAAATGACGGCGCAGACGAGCATCCGATGGTCCCAGCGGACGTACTGGTTGCAGTGCCCGTCCGGGCACCGGCCCGTTCTGACGCCTGTGTACGGGTCCTCCCGCTCATCATGGACGTGCAGGGCCAGCATGCCGTTACCCTCCCGCTCGATCAGCGGGCGACCGCAGGCCGGGCAGATGAGGAGCGGGAGACGGTGCATCACCAGGTCACGTCGAACGCAACCTGAATGTGATGGCCATCCTCGGTTACCATCAGCACCCGGTCTGCGTGTCCAATCGCCTGCAGCAGATCGTTTGCCACGAGGTGCGCGGACGGCGGGATCATCACAGTCGCATACCTCAGGCTCTCCGGGTTTTCCGGCCATTGCCCGGCGTATTCGAAACGCCAGAGCTGCAGTTTGCCGGGGAATGGCGGCGGCTCGATCCCGAGCGTGTGCCAGGCACCGTTCCAGACCTGAACATGGCACGCCTTCCACGCCGTGTCATCGGCGTAGCACCGGTAGTCCTCTCCCTCGCGCTGTCCCCACGCGACCTGCCCGCGCATTCTGACTACCCGGACAGTGTAGCTCAGGTGCTGCCCATCCTCGGTGCCGGCCACGACGATAGATGGAGAGGGAGGGCGCATTGTGTAGACGATCCGATAGATTGGGCCCTGCCGCTCGATGAACAGGCAGGTGCGTCTAGACCTCAGCTCATCGTCCGGTATCGCGTCCTCGATCTCGGCGATCGTCGGGCGGCGGTCCTCCGGGGACCAGAATAGTCCGCGCGGAGGCAGCGCCTTGGACAGTTCCCAGACATCCCAGTATTCGCGCACGATCCGCAGCGCCGCGTTCGCCATTGCCAGCGGGCATTTCGCCCAGGCCTCCTCCTGGTTCATTTGGCCGCCTCCTCGATATCCTCATACGCGGCCACCACGTACATCGGCCCGTTCTCGTCATATCTGATTATCGTTTCGGCCAGGACAAGCATCGCGAAGTCCTCCTCATCCGAGGGGGACGATCCAGCAGAGATTGCTATCGCCGCACCCTCTAGTTCGCGCAGATCATCGGGCCATTCGTCCACGCCATAGACGAATGTCGCTTCCCCGGGCGTAGGGAACCTCGGCGCACGGCCCCCCAGGAGCTTCCATGCCTGGTTCCATCTAAAACGACACATCTCATCAAGATCAGATTCGCAAGGGTCCGCGCTGTCCGGTCCCTTGGTCTCTCCGCGTATCCTGCGATACGCGCTATCAGTCCAGACGCAGACGTACCTGCGGATGCGCTCGTCATCTTGCCGAGCGGCGAAGACCCATTCGGTGTGCGGGCAGCAGAATGCCCCAGAGAGCTTGTACCACCCATTTTGGCTGTCCAGCCCGAAATAGTCCATCTCCGGGTCGATTCCGCGTGGAACCATGCGCCTGATCTTGGCGAGGCTGAAGCGCGGTTCTCCGTCGCGCCATTCGCCGTCAGGCAGTACCGAGGATTGCGCCCATCCGAGTTCAATCTGCCTAGCCATCCGCAACGCCACGTTCGCAACAATCGTCGGGCATTTCGCCCACGCCTTCGCATCCATCACCTCATCGCCTCCTCGATCTCCGCCTTGATCGGTTCCAGCAGCTCGCGCAGCCGCCGGGCGATCCTCACAACGCGCTCCGGGTCGTCGGACACTACGATCTGCCCGAACGATAACATCCGCCTCTGTTCGGGCGTGCACCCGGACGGTTTCGCCTTGCCAGGCGCCTTTAGCTCGACAAACAACCAGATCGGCCCGGCTATGTGGACGGGAAGATCGACCATGCCGGGGTCTGATCCCGACAGGTCCGCCCGGTTTTGCCCGACGCGCAGGGACTCGAACCCGGCATAGGCGAGGGCCTGCTTCGTCGCCGAGACGACCGCGGCTTCCGGGTTCGTGCGCCGGGCCCTTCCGCCGCGCATCAACGTTGGTTCGTCCGCAGACTTGCGACCGCAGGCGAGACAGACCCAGCCGACGCGGGTCCGGGCCGCAGTTGGCAGTCGTAGCGGGCGCATCTCGGCCCCGCAGCACGTCGGCGCGCCGGCGCTCATTTCGCCTCCTCCATCGGGACCAGCCCGTACGCCTCGTAGTTCGGCAGCGGCAATGGGCCATCCTGCGGTCGCCATAGGTGCAGGCAGTACGGGTTGATTCGCGCCTGATTGTGGGACGGGTGATACTGCAGGACCGTTTCGTCCGGCTCCCAGATCGCGTTCCGCACGACCTCCATCTCCAGCCATGTCGGCGGTCGGTCCCGGAGGCTTACGCTCACGTGGTCCCAGTTACCGCCCCATGAGACGATGAGACCAAGCACCTCCGGCGTCATGCCCATGAGGATGCGCTTCTGCGCCGCGAACCCCGAGTCCGTCCGCTGCAGAATGCGCACGCTGCGGGGGTTGCCCATTAGCTCCCTGATCTCGTCGTTCGTCTTGCACGTCCAGAACGCCTTCATCGTTCATCTCCTCCTCCAGCAGAATCGCTCCACAATGCCCGCAGAGCATCGCAAACCGCCTACCCTGCGTCCTTACTACCCGTCGCCCATATATCTTCTCTCCACATCACGTAGCGCGATTATGGGGCATTCGCGCTTGAAGTCTCGCCCGCGGCCTCGGTCTCTGCGTCGTTCTCGATGCTCACGGTCTCGACGTTGTGCACCCATGCCTCCCAGCCCTCCGCCTCGCTTGAATGGATCACAGGCGGAACGTGCTCCATGAGACGTATCGCGACCTTGAATGGGTCAACGTCTCCCAAAACGCGGCAATGGGCCTTGAAGGTGATTATCATCGTTACCTACCTCGAATGATTTGCAACGCACGCTACTCAGCAACCTTAAGAAATCTTAAGGTTCTGCCATGCATCGAATCGGCGAAAGCCTCTCGAAGGCCGTTATCGTCGCTAGCTGATCTCAAATACCCTATGTAGCATGTATGAAGCATGTACCTTTTTTTGACCTTTTCACTAAGTTCTGACTCATATAGAGAATAACCCGAAAAAAGGTACATACATCCTACATGCTACATAAGCCCCGGATTGTCCTTGTCGAGCAATCCGATCCCATGCCACCGCATGCCTCGCATTCCTCTCATGGAGGAGAAACCGCGCTCGGCGACGTGGCGGCTGAACTCCCTGTGGGTCATCGCGCGTTCGCCACAGATGCGGGCCCATTCGGCGTACGCCGTGTAGAGCTCCGTCGAGCCGCAAGTGTACTCGCCCGAGATCACGCACCGATCGTCGAGAAACTCCTTGATCGGGTCCATGTCCTCGCGATAGGCGGACGTCGCCTCGCGGACCTGTGGCGGTGCGCCGAGTCCCTCCCGCTGCCAACGCAGGCACCCCTCGACCGCCCATGACAGAATGCCGCGCGCCTCGACCTCGAAACGCCGGTCGATCTCGCGCCGGGGAATCAACGCGTCGTCCGGGATGCGCACGATGAACGGAATCAGCGGCAGGCGGTCCCATATCGCCTGGTCGGTGCCGCGGACCCTGGGTTTGTGGTTCGTCGCCAGCCAGATTTTGAAAACCGGCTTGAAATCGAACCACTCGCCATGTAGAAACCGGGCGGAGATCGTGTCGCCCCCTGTCAGGCTCTTTACCATGCTCTCGGCGAGACGTTGACCGTCCTCGGCCTCAGACGCGTAGACGTACCGGGCCCCGGCGAGCCGAGCAATGTCGTTGGGAATCGTTCCCTGCTGTTTGACCATCAGCGTCGAGGTCGGCGTACGGACCGCGTAGGTCCCGACTAGGTTGGCGACGGTTTCGATGAACGTGGTCTTGCCGTTCCTGCCTATGCCGTGCAGGATGAACATCACGCGCTCGTCTGTCAGGCCCGTCAACGAGTAGCCAACGGCGCGTTGAACGTAGGCGCGGGTCTCGGCGTCGGGAATGATCGTCGCGAGGAACTGCTCCCAGTACGGGCACTCCTCGCATGGGTCATACTCGATCCGACAGAGGCGCGTCAGAAGCCGCTCCGGCTTGTGCGTCAGCAGCTCACCCGTGCGCAGGTTTACAACGCCGTTGGCGCAGTTGAGGAGCCACGGGTCAGTGTCGAAATCCTGCATCCGCACGGGTATGCCCGGCTCCGACTGCGCAAGTGCCAGCATCGCGTTCCGCTTGGCATTCGACTCGGAGGCAATCGCATGTTTGGCCAACTCCTCGCGCTCCGACTTGGTCTTGCAGGCCGACACCTCATCATGAATGGCCATCACGGTCGCCTTTGCGATCTGCTGAACCCGCGCGTCGTCCTGCTCCCAATGCGTGCCGGTCCAGACGTACCATGCCTGCCGGTCGTAGGAGTACCGTAGCTCGTGCCCGTGCCATGCCGCGAGGCGTTCTGCATTGCCCGTGTCCGTCGCCCGGCGCACCTCGGTCTCCTCCGTCTGAACCGGGACCCACGCGGGCGTTTCTTTAGCCAGCCGAACGAGCTCGGCAAGTGTCCCACCGGCCTCGATCCAATCGCTCACGTCGCCTTTGGGGAGCAGGTTGGGCAGGTGCACGACGCGCGCCACTCGCGCCACTCCGTACAAGGACCGCGCCACCTCCTGCGCGTGCTCCTCGCCCGGCTCGTCATTGTCCGGCAAAATGATCACCGAGGCCCCGCGCAGGTACTGCGAGTAACTGTCGTCCCACTTGCCCGCGCCGCCCGAGTTACAGGTCGCCACGCAGCCCAACCGGCGCAGGTTATCGGCGTCCTTCTCGCCCTCCACGATGAGAACGGTTTTGCCCTCGCGCGCCCGCGCCACGACCTCTGGCAGGCGGTAGGGGACGCGCTCCACGCCGGTCAGGTTCCATGTCCATCCGCCGTTCGCTGCGGGGCGGCGCTGTTTGAAAACCTTCTTGCCGTTGGGCAGTGGAGGGTATCGGAGGACCTGGTAGAGGAGCTGCCCGTGTGCGTCGGTGTAGTCGTAGACGACCTGCGGGGGAACGTCGTGGCCGTAGTCGTGCTGGGGCGGTTTGTGCCCATTCGTGCTGGGCCGATCTGCCGGTTTCTCCGGCCAGAGCCCGCGGGCCTGGAGCGCGGCCACCACCGCCTCCTGCGAGCATCCTGCATGGCAATGGACGAGTATTTTTCCATCGCGCTCAGTGACGCTCAGGCTGGGGGAACCGTCATCGTGCGCCGGACAATGAACGGACCCGCGGGGGGATCGGCAACTGCATCCGGGCCGGTCGCAACGGAGAGCATCGCGAATACGGTCCACCTGAACTACCGAGGGCATCTGTTCCTCCCTGAAACGCAAAACTGGCCCTGGAGAGAACCTGGTACGCCTGGTTGGCAGTCCCCGCACAGGTCGAGGTCGGCGAATCCAGGCCCTCTCTAGGGCCAGCAATCCTGTGTGTCCTAGCGCTGCCAACGCCTCTGGTTGTTGGTCACATTATAACGCATGGCGGGCCGAATGTCAATACCGATCTACGCCTCGCCGTCCCACGGCTCCGGCTGCTGCGCCCACGCCAGCACGCGCGCGGTCAGAGGCTCGAACCCGTCGAGGTACCACTGGTCACTGATGTACGCCGCCATCGCCGTGAACCGCTGCCCGCGGCGCTCAATGGTCACCAGCACGCGCCCACGGGTCTCTGGCAGGCATTCGCTGCAGGGGTGCCAGATCAGTTTAGGCATCGTCCTCTCCTTCGTCCTCCTCCGCGTCGTCGGGTAGGTTCGCCCACGCGTCCCATGGCAGGAACATTGAAAGGCCGAGCAGAGCGGTGATAGGCGATTTGAGAGCGACTGCCGCCGGAGCCTCAATGATCGCATAGTCCGCGTGAGGCCTGCCATTCCAGTCCCCCTCCAGCACCAACCTAGCGGTCCTCGGCGTGTGCGTGTTCCAAAGCAGGTAACGTGTGTTGCCCTTCAACTCCACTTGAACAGTTAGACCATCAGGCGCGCCCTGAATCGGATAGTCCACTACGGTTCCAGAAACCCGGCCCCAGACCGAAAAGACCGCGTCGCCGATCTTAGGCGTTCTCCTCTGCGTAACGGGCGGCTCTTGCCCGGTCAACCTCATCGGCGGCATAACGCGGTTGTGCTCCT